AATGAAAGCGATATTGTACGTATGCATAATGGCGGGATTTATCGAGGTGCAAACAAAGAAAGCACTTTAAAATACTTAGAAGATTACTATAAAATTTAACTAAAAAACATTAACTTTATACAATGAATAACGCACAATTAGTAGGTAGAATAGGCAAAGATGCCGAATACAATAACGTAAGCGCAGAAATGAATGTAATAACGTTCACATCGGCAACAAGTGAAAGCTTCACAAATAAATCGGGTGAAAAAGTAGAACAAACCGAATGGCACACAATTAAACGCTTTCAAAAATCAACTAAAATTGCAGAGTATCTAACAAAGGGAACTTTAGTATCTGTTCAAGGTCAAATAAGGACTGAGAAATGGGATAAAGACGGAGTTACCCACTACAAAACAATCATTAAAGCTGAAAAGATTGAGTTGTTAAGTAAGGCTAAAGATAGCGTTCCAAGCAGCGACAAAGAAAACGATAGTATGCCTAAAGAGGAGTTGGGATATGATTTACCGTTCTAGTAAATAAAACACAATAAAAGAGTAAAAAACTAATCTAAAAGTATTATCTTCGATAAACCAAAAACAAAAGAAAATGAACAATCAAGATTTAATAGGAAGAAAGATAAATTTAAACGAAATAGGCATAATTAAAAACTATAACCCAATTACTAATGAATTTATTGTAAAGACAAAAACTTATGAAGTATACATTGATGCCTTTAAAATACAAGCCCACTTAGTAGAAGAAACCGAAGAAGAAAAAAAGTATTGTCCAATAAAAGGAAAGCTATTATCAAACGAAACGCAAATACAAGACATTAACAAAATGTTTGAAATTGATTTAAACACTAAAATAGAACAATTAGCTAAAGAGTTATTTGTTAAGAATTGTCTTTATTATATTGACAATGCACTAGAAGCACAAGCAAGTAACGCAATAAGAGCAGCCAAAGCATTTTATAACCAATTAAACCAAAACTAAAAATGAAAACACTATTAGAAAGAATAGAAGAAGCAGAAAACAATCTTAAGGAGTTAATAGAACTTGCACTAAAAGAGCATAAAAAAGACAACTTTCCTAAAACGTGGGAGGAGTTGAAAGAAGTTGAAGGTTTTTATATTGATTCCAATAGTAGTATAAAAAAAATAATGGATGGGAGTGTAAAAAGCGATTTTCTAAACAAAAACATTACTCCAACCGAAAAAGAAGCTAAAAGTTACTTGGCAGCTTGCCAACTAAGACAATTAGCCAAAGTAATTAACGACAATCAAACAGAGGATGAGTGGGTGGATTGGAATAGTAAAACTAAAGATAAATATTATCCATACTTTAACAACGAAACAAAATTATTTGTTATAAGACGTGGGTCTACCCACAATTATAATGGTATTCACTTCAAAAGGTTTGAAGACCTTGAACGCTCACTAATAGAACACAAAGAATTATGGCTAACCTATTTTAAAGTAAGTAGCAATGATTAAAGACATTATAGAAGCCATAGGAATAATAATAGCATCAGTAATAAGCGGCTTAATAGTTGGCTTTGCAATAATCGGGGTAATTAAGTTAATAGAAAAAAGAAAGTAATGAAATTGGACCATAGATATACAATAAATGAAAATGGGGAAACCATAAATAAGAAAACTTTAAAAGAGGTTAATCGGATTAAGGTTCCATATGGTTGCGGTGCTACTAAATGTAAATTGCAAGCATTAAAGGATATTACAGAACATTATCCAATGAATTATATTTTTAAAGAATGGGCTATTTTGAAATCAAGAAAAATACTTGAAACAAGAATAATACCTTTTAATATTTAACAATGAAAATCATACTAATCATAATCATTTTATTCTTAGCTTCACTTGCTTATTATAGCACTTGGGGACAAGATGATGATATTTTAAACTAAAAGAAATGAAAGCAAGAAAATACAAAATAAGCAAAAAGCCTTTAAATGGAGTAAAAGAAAATACAAGCGACCATTTATTGGATGCGTTAAATTATACTTGCAGACCTTTTACATTGTCCGAGTTTCCAAAATGTGAAGATGGTGGCAAAGTATTTGAAATAAACGATAAAAGTATAGGTTTGTCATTTAAGCGAGAAGTTATAAAACAATTTGAAAAAGAAGTAAGTTTATTAGCTAACGACATGAGTAAAATATGCTTAGAAATACAACTTAACCAAGCACTCGAAAACGAAGATTACGAAAGAGCTGCAGAATTAAGAGATAAAATTCAAAAAAATAACTAAATTTGTAAAACAATGAAAACATTAACATTTATAGCATTACTATTTTTAACTTCATGCACAAGTGGAATAGTAATAAGTAAAACACACAAACCAAGTACTAATATTGAAGTACCAAGTTTTACGCAGTACAACGGCCAAACTATTCAAAAGGTGACTAACTACATAACACCAAACGAATACGTTGTTACAATTGAAACTAACAAGGGAAAACAAAGAAGTTTCTTTGTGCCTTTAACTATTGGCGACACTTTACAAGTAGGGAGTACTTTTAATTCATTTGATTTAATAAGATAATCATGGCAGCCCCATTAGGTAATAAATTTGCTTTAGGTTTAACAACAACAGGAAGACCACCAATATATTCAGATGATGAATTAGGCTTTGAGCAATTAAAAGAAAAATGTATTGAATATTTTAGTCAAGATGAAAAAGCAACTATAACTGGATTAGCTTTATACTTAGGCTTTTCTTGTAGGGATACACTCTACGAGTACTCAAAAAAAGAAGTATTTTCCGACTTAATAAAAAGAGCAATGTTAATGGTTGAAAATTCTTATGAACTTAGTGGAACTTCTTTTGATATTTTTGCTTTAAAAAACATGGGATGGAAAGATAAAACCGAAGTAGAACAAACTAACACTAACATAAATCCTTTAGAGTTCAAAATTATTGAATGATTGAAATACTAAGGCATCAAGCAGAGTTTATTAAAAGCCAATCAAGGCATACAGGCTTAGTAGGTGGCTTTAGAAGTGGCAAAAGTCAAGCAGGCGTAATTAAGACAATCACAAAGAAGTTAGCCATGCCTAAAGTTGATGTAGCTTATTACTTACCTACATACCCACTTATAAAAGATATTGCCTTTCCTAAGTTTGCAGACATTTTAACACAACAAGAAATCCCTTTCATTATTAATAAGAGCGATAAAGACATACACACTCCTTATGGTAGGATAATTTTAAGGTCAATGGATAATCCCGATTTAATAATAGGCTATGAAGTAGGATATAGTTTAGTAGATGAAGCGGATGTACTACCTAAGGCAAAGATGCAGGAAGTAATGATTAAGATTTTAGCAAGGAACTCCGTAAAATTTCAAGGTAACAATAACGCTACCGACTTTGTAAGCACTCCAGAGGGATTTAGATTTCTTTATGATTTCTTTGTAGTTAATGCAAGCGAAAATAAAAAGTTAATCCAAGCCACTACTAAAAACAATCCTTTTATTAGTACAGATTACATTGCAAGTTTAACAGAGCAATATAATGAAAACCAATTAAGGGCATATCTTGATGGCGAGTTTGTTAACTTAACAAGCGGATCCGTTTATATTGATTACGATAGGAATGTAAACCATACAGACAGAACTGCAAACGAAAAGGATATACTTTTTATAGGTATGGACTTTAACGTTACGAACATGGCGGCCGTCGTTCACGTTGTAGAAAATAACGAACCTTTTGCAGTAGCTGAAATTACAAAGGCTTATAACACCGAGCAAATGTGTTCATTGATTAAAGAGCGTTACCCAACTAACAAGATTATAGTTTACCCCGATGCAAGTGGACAAAGTAGAAAATCAAGCAGCAGCGAAACCGACCACGATATAATTAAAAGGTTTGGATTTGGATTGCACGTTGACCGAACCAATCCTGCAATAAAAGACAGAATAAACACTATGAATATGATGTTTAGAAAAGGATATAAAGTTAATAAACATACGTGCCCCGAATATTCACAATCATTAGAACAACAAGCATACGATAAAAACGGCATACCCAATAAAGTTAGCGGATTTGACCATTTAAACGACGCAGCAGGATATTACATTGTAACTTATAGAAAACCTAAAAACCAAGTTTTTATATGAATAGATTTAGCTTTAAAGCAAACGGAATAGTTAAAAAGGATTTCTTAATCCCAACAGGAAGATACGACATTACTTATAAGCAATGGAATGAGGCGTACCCTTACATTCAATTAGCAGCAGAAGCAATGAAAGATTTTGAAGCAGGTAATACATTAGACGCACAAAGAAAGAGCATTGAAAGCATTTGCAGAGTAATTGCAGCATTAAGCAAAGGGATTACTTATGAGGAGTTAATCATGGTTGAATGGGATAAAATAAATAATCTTTTTGTTACTCAATTTGCATTCTTGGAACGTGAACGACCTAAAGAAACATTTGAAATTAAAGGGCGTAAGTTTTCGATTAGAACTTTTGAAAAAGGAACGGCTGGCGACTTCATGGATTGCACCGACCTACTCAAACAAATAGAACAATCAAGCGAAATTGATAAAGGTATCTTAATTGCAGCGGTTTATTTAAGAGATGGGGCGTATTATCAAGATTTGCAAGCTATTGAAGAAAGAATAGCATGGCTAAAAGAACACGCACGAATGGATGTTATACACGCTTGCAGTTTTTTTTTGCTCAATTTTATGATGAAATGGGGGGAAAGTATGCAGCGACATTCAGCAGTAGTGGCGGAGTTGGAAAAAGGAATGAGTACCTTGAACGCATGGGTTACTACCCTTTATTTGCAGACGTTGCGACCACAGGTGTTTTCACGAACCCCCAAATGAGTAGAAACGCATTCGACCAAGTGTTAAACACTCCTTTAGAAGATGTAATGAGTTTTATAGAAAGCCGAAAAGCACAAGAAAAAACTTGAAAATTATAATTATTTTTATTTACTTTTGCCAACATGGGTAGGATAGCAGACTTTTTAATAAAGAAAACGAAAGAAAAAATGGACTTTCACAAGCGTCAAGCAAGTGGAGAAGCCGTATTATCGTTACGTGAAGAAAGCACTATAACCCGAATAATAGTTAAAGGTGTTGATTATTGGGAGAATATAGACAAAGGAACACCCGCAGAAACTTTAGTAAGCCTTACTAAGTTAGAAAAATGGATAAGTGATAAGAAAGCCCGAATGGGAGGCAGCTTTCCGAGTGCAACGGTTATACAAAGAAAGATATATGAGAATGGCGCACCAAAAGATAGCAATGGATTAGATATTACACCAAAGGTATTAAATGAAAACAAGAACGCCATTGATGAAATGGTAAAGAATTATGTTGATACAAATATAAAATCATGGCAATAGCACTAACAACACAGCCAACAAACAATGGATATTACTCAGGTTACTTGCAAGTAAATTTTGTTGCGACTGAAACTACCAACAATCCTGCATACTTAACATTTGAAATTAAGACAAGTGCAGGCGTAAGCATTCCAAATGTACCACCATATAAAGCACCAAACATAAACAATGAGTATTTTTTTGACGCTTCAAATTATCTTAAAAGTATTTTTGATGTAAGAAGTATGCAAGGTCTTGATAGTTCAGCAATAACTGAATTAACAGATTTATATGGAAAATTTGAAGTTGTTGTAAGTGATACAATTAACGCATTAAGCCCATTAACAAGTAATGAGTTTTATGCTTTTTCTTTTTTAGATAATAGGGTTAATGATACAAATGAAGAACAAAGCGCACGCTATCCAATAGACTATAAAAACTTATTGTATGCAAGTGATTTAAATATAACAAATCCTAAAAACTTTTGTAAAAAAATTCAAGGTATAGTTGATGGGGTTAGCTTATTTGTAACAAAGGAAAGTTTAATTGTGGACACTTACCAAGTAAGCGAACCAAACAATGGGAGCACAATATTTGAAACAGGAGTACTCGATTTAACTACATACTTAAATAAATTAATTAGAGTACCTTTAAATAAAGACTTTATTATATCTGAATTTGTAAAGTCTGGAGGTGGAACTTTAGCAACTTTCGAAAGTTTTAGAGTTCGTGAAAGTGGCACTAATACAAATTGTACATACTACCATGTTAATAATCTATGTAACACTATTGAATTTGTATTTAAAAATAGATACGGATGCCTTGAAAATATCATTTTCCAAACTTATTTAAACGAAAAAGCAAGCACAAAGTCAGATGAATTTATGAGTGGATACGTACCTGAATTAACTTTTCCAAATTTCTTTAATACGAGTGCTAACACTTTAAAAATTAATCAAGAATTTTCACAAGAATTTGAAGTAAGAAGTCAATATTTTAGCCAAGCACACAAGGAGGAGTTGCGTGATTTCATCAATAGTCAATGGCATATATGCATAATAATAAACAATAATGAAGATAATGTATGCTTTGTTAATTTATTTGATGGTGTTTATACTTTAGTGGACGGTTCAAGAGGTATCAAATTTAATTTCAAGTATAAAAATTCACAAAAACCACTTAGTTTTATATGATAAATTACAAAGGCATAGATTTAGACATTAACGATAAGGTTTTACAGAGCTTTGTTGTTAGTGGTGGATTAACTAAGGTAGAAAGTTTGCAAGCACGTACAGGAATAAAATCTGTTGAGTTTTCTATTCCGATTACTGCAAAAAATCAATTAGCTTTTAGCAATATCAATACAGAAGGTGCACAAAGTGAAGCATTTGGAGATAGCTACATAAAAATAGATAATAACATCTATCAAAAAGGTACTTTATATGTTAGAGGTTATGCCAATGAAAATTTTAAGGTTTTATTTGTAGGATCGTTTAATAAATTAATGGACAACTTATCAAGAAAAAAGTTAAGTGAATTGTTTAATTATGATTATCAATGGACATTTACACACGCTAACGCTATTGTTGCACTTGAATCGGGAATATCTCAATCATTAAATACTGGGGTTTCTTTCAACTTAGGACATCCAAACTTAATAGAACTAAACACAGCCAATCAAGTAGAATTTAACAAGTTAGGTTTCTTTTTTTCAGTAAGGCACATTATAAATAAAATTCTTTGGGATGAGGGTATAAGCCTAAGTAGTGAATTTATGGATAGCGACTACGGTTTAAATTTGCGATATTCAAGTTTTACAGAGGCTCATTTATCAAGTAATACATGGACAGATACATCAAACCAAATTGATAATGCAAAGTTAGATATTGCAACTCCTTTAGCTAATAATGGGTCAGTAGTTAAAGTGACTGGCAATAATTATGAATTTAGAAATAGTAATACAGATAAGGTAAATGTTAAAGCTAATTTGGAATTTACTAATAACGGAGATTTAGAAGATTGCAAAGTATGGATAGCTATTTGGAGACCCGATTTAATAAATCCGCCACCTTTTAATATACCTACATTGCTATACGCTTCACGCTCAATGATAGATACAATTAATGGGTTTTTACAACAAGGAAGTAACTATATTGATTTAGATATTGATGTACAAGTTCAATTGTATGATTGGATAGAATTTCATATTGAGCCTACTTTTAAAAGTGGATTTTCAGCGCCATCAATAAGTAGTTTATATTGTGATTATCTTATGATTTCACATGATAACGTACAAGATAGTGATGCTATTTATTTAGGTAATGAAGT